ATAGTTGGTAAAACTCCAACGCCAGTAGAACCGGCAATACCAGTGGCACCACCAATACCGGTTGCACCAGTTAAACCAGCACCAGTTGCACCAATAGAACCAGAAGCTCCAACTAATCCCTGAGAACCAGTTGCACCTGTTAAACCAGCACCAGTTGCACCAATAGAACCAGAAGCACCTTGTACACCAGATGCACCTCTTATACCCTGTGATCCAGCAGTACCAGTAGCACCATTTATACCAGCAACACCAGATGCACCCGTAATACCAGTTGCACCTGCAACACCACCACTTGGGCCAGTAGCACCAGCGGGGCCAGTAGCACCATCGCCACCTGCCCCGGAAATTCCTTGTATACCAATTGCAGTTACGGTCGTCTGCTGTACACCGAAAATATCATCTGCCATATTAAATCTTTGTAATCTCTGGGGTAATTATAACTAAACCTTCCACTACTCGCATTCTTTGTGCAGTATCTGGAGCAGGGGCTATTACTTCTATATCATATAAGTATCTACCGGGTTTCATTCCACTAGATGTTGCTGCTGGAAGAGTAATCCTTACTTTACCAGTAAGGGCGTCATATACGGTAGCATTTAGACTGTATGCAGTTGTTGCACTATAAGATCTTCTTATTTGTGATGCTACAGTAAAATTAGTTAGGTTCAAAACATTACCATCACTACCACGAACGGTAACAATTGCAGTAAATGTAGATCCTGCATCTATGTATAAGTTACTAATTGCGGCCATGACTATCTCTATTCAGTGTTATTTATTATTTATACTATCATTTTGTTGGGCAATTAGTATGTCAACTTTATTAGACAATTCTTTAATAGCTTCAATTATTAATGGTGCTAGACGTTCGTATCTAACGGTTAGATATTGATTATCAATTGGGGCAGGGGCTACAATTTCTGGCATAATAGCTTCTACTTGTTGAGCCGAAACTCCAACTTCTTGTTTAACTGTGTATCCTAATGCTTGAGCAGTTTCATTGGCATGATAATAGAAACCATTCAGTGTCAATAGTTTATCTAATGCACCCGTAATATTACCTAGGTTAGTTTTTAATCTATCATCTGAATAATATGCAGTAATATTATTTGTTGCAACAATTTCACCTGCACCTGTAATACCATCTGGTGAAACACCAACTCCCATTGAATTAAATTGTACATTCGATGAGGTGTTTAGTAACTGATTAGCCCCTGGCCCAGATGCACCCTGAAGACCAGTAGATCCGGTAAGACCAGTAGATCCGGTAAGACCAGTAGATCCCGTCAATCCAGTAGAACCGGTCAATCCAGTAGATCCGGTAAGACCAGTAGATCCGGTAAGACCAGTAGATCCCGTCAATCCAGTAGAACCTGTCAATCCAGTAGATCCGGTAAGACCAGTAGAACCTGTCAATCCAGTAGATCCCGTCAATCCAGTAGAACCTGATGCACCCTGGATACCAGTAGAACCTGATGCACCCTGGATACCAGTAGAACCAGAAGCACCCTGGATACCAGTAGAACCAGAAGCACCTTGAATACCAGTTGCTCCAGAAGCACCTTGAATTCCTTGAGGACCAGTAGCACCACTAACACCAGTAGCACCAGTTGGACCAGTAATACCAGAAGTATTTGTCCATCTACCAAATGATGTAGATCCTGTAGCGCCAGAAGCACCTACAACATATACTAATAATTGATTATGGGTTGGTGTTGTTACATTAATATCTGCTAATGAAGCAAAGAAACCAGTAGCACCAGTCCAACCTCTAGTAGCAATAACACCATCTTCATTAGGCGCAGTAAGAATTCTAGTAAGACCTGTACCAATGTTAGAAGATTGAAATGTTAATACTTTAGTATTGTCAATGTTGTCATATATTTGGAACGCATTATCTGCAAATGTAGTACTTGAAATCCCAACCCCAGATGCACCCTGAATACCTTGTGCACCAGTAGCGCCTGAAGCACCATCAGCACCAGTAGCGCCTGAAGCTCCTTGATAACCAGTAGCACCCGTTAGTCCAGTAGAACCTGAAGCACCTTGGATACCTGTAGCACCAGTCAATCCGGTAGAACCAGATGCACCCTGAGTTCCAGTTGCGCCAGATGCCCCTTGTACACCTTGTGCACCAGTAGCACCAGTAGGACCAGTAATACCAGAAGTATTTGTCCATTTACTAGTGCTTGAGTTATATACTAATAATTGATTATTAAGTGGAGATGTTATAGATACATCAGATAATCCAGAAGCTGGAATTGCTATGTTTGCTGAACCGTCAAATGCTACACCCGCAATTGTTTTTGATGCTGCTAGTTTAGTTGCAGTAGCGGCATTACCATCGATACTTACACCAGTTAGACTTAATGATGCAGTTGTTCTATTTAAAGCAACCGCAGTAGTACCAATATAAACAGTTGAGTTACCAAGAGTGGCAGAAGGAATAGTACCAGTTGTTAATTTTGCAGCAGATAATGCAGTAATCCAACTTGGATTAGAATATGAACCTGAAGTATATACTCCATTAGTTACCGTTTCTGCATTTCCAGAAATATTACCAGTTAGGTAACCAGTAACATCACCAACCACATTACCAGTAACATTACCAGTTAAATTGCCAGTAACATTACCTGTAACGTCGCCCGTTACATTACCAGTTAATGGTCCAGTAAATCCAGTTGCAGTAATTGTACCCGCTGAAAAACCGCCAGTTGAATTCCTAGCAACAATAGTGTTTATAGTATTTGTTGTTGATGAGTTTAACCCATCTAATAGATCAGCATCTAAACCAGTACCTGAACCATCAACTGTTTTTAATTTTGTAAGAATATCTGCAGCAGTATAACTTGTTGACGCTAATTTAGTACCTAACTCAATGTTAATGTTATTAAAGTTATCGTCCACTTCCTCAATAGTTAGTGGACGTCCTTCAGTGCCTCTTAGTGTTATAACCGCCATTTGATGTTCCTAATTGTTCTTATTATTTATGTTTTATAGCTTCATTATATAATATAGAGCAGCTTGTCATTATTATTCTTTTGGAAACTTATCTTTTATAGATTGAATAGAATTTACCCAATTTGAAGTACCATTAATTTTGTCCCAATATATCATATCTAATTGATCGACTATATTAGGATATTCTATTGCTCTTTTTTGCTCAGATGTTAAAATCGTTGTCTCAATAGTATCTTCTACAATTACTGGTATATCTTCTAAAATAAATTCTGAACCAGTCCATTTAGCATTTTTGCCATCTGGAATGTTTGGAAGATTTGCATCTACACAATTCCTAGGAATAAGGTAAGTACCTGGTTCTAAAGGAGACTCATCCGCAATAGAATGTCCTATTACATAACCATCATCATTTAATTGAATTACTGTTTTCATATATACCTTAAAATTTTATACAAGCCAAAAGAGAAATGTTTCTAGGTCTATTTTCAGATGCAGTAGGTACTTGTAAAGATGCATTAAAACCAATTACACCTTGTCCGCCCTTGCCATTACCGCCACTGTTAGCGGTACTAGATATAAAGAATGGCCCAGAAAAGTATGTTGCGCCATCATCAGTATTCCCTGAAAATGTACCGCTAATATTACGCATAGCATCACCTTGCGCTGATCCTCTAGTTCTTCCAGAGTCAATACCTCTACCATCATCCCATGATCTTATAAATTCACCCCTAAGATCTGGTAAATTAAAAGTTGTACTATTATCTCCAACCCCATATGTAGTGCCAATTACAGAAAATAAAGCAGCATAAGTTGTTCTTGATATTGCTGCACCATTTGCCTTTAACCATCCAGTTGGAGCAGTAGACCCAGCAAAGTATGAAACCGCACCAGTAATTATGGCGGTTGTCCAAGTTGATCCATTAGAAATTAGTACACCACCAGCAGTTCCTGCAGAGGTCAACGCGGTGCCGCCACTGGCTACCGGGACTAGTCCTTGCATAGTAGATAATGATAAACTAGCTATGCTATCTGTTACTGGAGTTATTTGTGTACCTACATATGCTTGAGTTGCAATAACACCATTTTCATTGGGAACAGTAAGAGTCCTAGTTGTGGCATTAGCAATATTAGACAACTGAAAATTTAATTTCTTTGTAACATCTACGTTATCTATCATTACAAACTTATCATCGTAGAAAGTTTGGGTACCAGTCCAAGTACCATCAGTACCAAGTAAACTAACAGATCCACCTAATGCAACGCCATTACCATTAATAGTAATTGTACTATTTGTCAATGATGTATTGGGAATAGAAGTTACCTTAGAACCAGCAAGAGCAGTAATCCATGAAGGATTAGAATATGAACCAGAAGTTACAACCCCATTAGTTACAGTACCCGCATTACCAGAAACAGATCCTGTTACAGTACCAACTAAGTTTGCTGTAATTGTCCCAGCAGTAAAATTACCTAGAGCATCTCTTGCAACAATATTTGATGGAGTATAACCAGTAGCACCTGATGCACCAGTCCATCCAGTAGTTGGATTTAACCCGTCAACTGTATCTGCATCTAAACCAGATCCAGCACCATCTACTGTTTTAATTTTTGTAAGAACATCGGCAGCATTATAACCAGTTGCGCCTAATTTAGTATCTACTTCAGTAGTCAAATTATAGAAATTATTATCAATTTCCAAATTAGTTAGAGGAGTACCCTTAGTTGGAGCACCAGTAGCACCGGTTGCGCCACTAGCACCTGTTATGGTCTTTACTCTATAAATTATTGTTGCGGGCATCTGAATTCCAGTCTAATGTTATTTTGCATTTAATTTTTCCAATATTGCATTCATCATAAGTTTCATTTCTGAAATGTCTGATTTCAAGTCATTAATTTCTTGTGCTTGGGATCTTCTTAAATTGCGCTTCTGAATATATTTATCATACTCAGAACTCTTGTTAATAATTGCTCCAGTATTTTCATCTCTATAAAGATCTGAATGCCCTTGAACTTTTAACATATTATGCGCATCCTATAATTACTAGATCCCTTACTCTAACAATATCAGCGCCTCTAGTTGAAGTAGATACTAATTTAATTTGAACTGCAGTAAATTCAGGCAGATTAGAAATATCATATTCAACATCATAGAAAGCACCATCATCTGATACAACAGCAGCCTTAGTAGCAGTCGCTTTAGTGTAAGCTAATGTATTAAAGTCTACTGATGAATTTTTCAATTCTATTTTATAGTATAGATCAATGTTTGCTGCTTGTTCTACATCAGCGCCAAATCTTACTTTTAAGAATGTAGAAGAATTCTCTAGATTAATTTTTTTAGTAATGTATTTAGTTAGTGCTGAACTACCCAATGGAGCAATCTCGTCTACAAACCTTTCTAATGAATTGATTGTAATTGCAGGAGTTGCTGATTCATTAGTTAAAGTACCACTTACTTTTACATATGATCCATCGGTTGCAACTTCAGTCACTAAGAATTTACCATTATTGCCACTATTAGCAAAACCGGAAGTGGTGATATACTTACCAACCATTATGGTTAACAGTGCAGCCTGAGCAGTAGCATTTGATGTGCTAAATTTATTAGTTTCAGTTACCGCAATTGTAGTGTTAGCGCTAAGAACATTTCTAGTATCTAATGATGTATTATTTGTAGTAGACTCTAATGGACTATTAATTCTATCTTGAACTGTAATCATTGATAGTCTAGAAACATCAATAGCTGGAGATACATTTTCATTTTGAGTAATTAATCTAGAACGCAACACAACTGATTTATTACCAGCCATACTATCTGATTCTACTTCTGGAGTAGTAATCATTTGTAGATCTACTAGAGAATTATTTTGATTAATTGCCACTGCACTGAATTCAGATGCAATTAGATATGGCGTCTCAGTACCATCTGTTGATTTACCAGTAGTAGTTCTAATATAATGAGTAAGATCTGTACTTGGGAATAAGAATTGACTTACAATAGGTTGAACTGTATTGTATTGAATATTCTCTGTCGCATATACGGCAGAACCACCAAAGCTTCCAGTGTATGTTGCATTAGTACCAACATCAATGATATATGAATCAATATCAGCAGAAACTATAGTAAAGCTTCCTTCAAATTCAGTGTATGCTACACCACCAATAGTACCAGTACTTAAACCAGTATCAATAACAACCACTGCATCAGTAAACATACCATGATTAGGATGTGATACTCTAACATAACTAGTACCAGCAACCATATAGAATGGATTGTTTTGTAAAGTTAGGCCAGGAATTCTTCCATTAACGAAGTCAACTTCACCATAAGAGTTAGTTGTAAATTGTGCTTTATTAATTTTAAACATTAAGTCTTGATTTTGATCACCAGTCCATGTTGAACCATTCTGTGATTTAAATAGCACACCCATGTAAGGTTGCTCAGAAATAATTCTATCAGAAATAGTAGTCATTACTGATTTATCACCTAATTGTGATATCCAAACTTTATAATTATTTGAATCAGAAACTAACACAACACAGTATTCAGTTTTATCATTTAGATAGACTGGAGATGGGAATTTAAAGTTAGTAGCAACTGGAGCAGGTAATACTTCACCTTGGCCAGTAGTAACCGTAGTGCCTGATATGTTTACTTGATTTGGGTTAAGCACTGTTTCAGAGAACGGTAAAATGTTTTTGCCAGGATAACCATTAACTACTTCACGGATTTGCATTCTAACAGGAATATTCTCGTCTTTAGACGCAAAGAAAATATCAATAGACGTAATGAATGCACCACCAACAGAATCCACTAGGAATGTTTGTGCTAATGGGTCGTACCAACCAGTATCTGACACAATACGTTCAGAGGTTTGTACAACTGTTTTATTTTCATTCATTGCTTCAGTTCTTACATCAGCATTTCTAGTTGATGTAATAGTAGCTTGTGTTGTACTTAGTACGCCTTCGGCTACATATTGTTTTCTAGCATATGATGTTCTGTTTACTGCATTGTCTGTTAGATCGTCTGATAATTTAAATTCACGTGTACCAGTTCTGAATCTATTAGAATCAGTATTAGGAATATTGAATATGCCAGATACTTCACCAGATGAGTTAGATACGATAGCATCACCTAATGATTTAATTGTAACACCAGAAGTTTGTATAGTTGCAGTAGCACCAGTGATAGAACCACCAAGAATATCTGCCGCTTGGAATGTACCTTTAACGTTTACTACGTGTAATGTAGTTGTAGTACCATTTAGTGGGTTAGTAACCATTGTCAATACAGCAGTAGCAGGTGAAGTATCTTTTGTATACACTGTAGCGCCACGCTGTTTAACAAATACTAGATCTCCGCGATCTAATGATGAACTAGCAATACCAGAAATTAAACGGCCTGCCTCGTTAGAATCACCACCAGCCATAACAGTAGAATCAAATACTGTATTTCTACTAACAACTAATTGTGACCCTGGAGTAGTGAATGCACCAACATTTACTGAATCAAAGAATGACGTGAATGTTGTATTTGGTTTTAAACCTCTTACTGTAAATAACATTCCTCTTGATCGGATGTATGGAATAACTGCTCTAGATATAACCACATCGCCTGTAGTTGTAGTATCAACTCTTGGAGTAATTACTGATCTAACACCGGTTCTAGATAAACCAATTTGTGTTGCAGTAGTTTCTGTAACAACTGTACGTAATACACCATCATTGTCACCTGGTCTTTGAGCAAACAATGCATTAAATGCTGCCTTCTGAGCAGTTTTTTGCGCTCCATTACCAGAAAGACGCGCGTCAAAAGTATTTTTTGTTACATTGGGTTTACCAGTCCATTGTGTTTGCCAAGCATTCCAGATTCCAGATAATGAACCACTTGCTTCTAATGCAGAATATACTGAGTTAAAGTTTCCTTCAGCGTTTACGTGGATATCTGGTAATCTTTTAGTTTCAAACCACTCATCAGATGCAGGAGTTAATTGTGCTTGACCAATGAAGGTAAAGATCGCGAATGGGTTAATGTTCTCTACACGAGATGCATCTAATTGTTTTACTAATTCAACTTCAGTGTAAGGTAATGTAACTAGATCACCAGTTACTTTATAACCATCTGTTGTTCTTTCTGAATCAGCGGTATTTTGTTCAATTAGATTTACGTTATCCATATAGAAGCGAGGACGCATATGTCCATTTTCCATATCAATAGCACATTGATAATCAATTGATGAATTATCTCCAATATTAGTACCGGTGAAATTATCTACAATAAATCCATTTTTGAATCTATTTAGGCCGTCTTCGTCTTGTATTTCTAATGATTGTGCGTCTTGCTCTAATAAAGATAGAGCAGTGTAGTATTCAATATTGTCAATACGTTTTTCTAGTTTACCAATGTCACGCATTGTATAACGTTTATTGTCAATGGTTTCAATTTGCACTGAACCAGTTGTATAGTTATATGGTGATAGGTTTAATTTATATAGAACCATTCCAACAGAAGTGTTTATCGCTTCGGCAGGATCAATTGCTGGAGTACCACTAGTAACAAAGAATGTACCACTTTGGTTCAATACTACTTTATCATTACGTGATAAGTAATGTTGGAAATCAGATTCAATATCAATACCACGTTTAGGCATTAATACGGCAGAATCAAACCCAGTACCAGCGTCATTAATTCTTGGTCTAAAGTCATACAACCATGCTAATGGAACGTCTTGGAAAAATGGAATCTCATCATAAGAGATAGTAGAAGTATAACTGTCAACAGTGAAATGATCACCAGATCCAGAATGAGTAAAGTACTCAAAGTATACTTTGATTGGAGCAGTAGGAGGAGTCTCACCTGGGGCAAGAACTATACTACATAAATCGTAATGAGTAACCTTTTGACCTTTATCAAAGTAGTATCTACTTGTAATATCGGTAGTGTATGTGCCAGTCGGTGATGTGAATGTACCTGTGTCCATCACTACTTGTAATAATCTAAATCCATCGGCTTTACCCAATTTAATGATTGGAGTAGTCGCTGAAGTTTTTGCTGTGATGGTAACATTAGTAGTTGTTAATGTTTTAGTTTTTTCTGTAGAAGCACCTGTACGATTAATAGCGGCGAATACAATATATTCTCTAACTGCATCTTGTGCCACCGTAATAACTACCTCTTGAGTAGTACCACCAACAATAGAGTTAGGTACAACAATTGCACCTGTTGTATTATCTAATACTAAATAGTTATCGGCATCATCAGAGGATGCAAAGGTATCTGTGCCAGAAACATTAAGTGTAATTGTTCCTGTTGAACCAGCATCAACACTATTTTTAACAAAACGTTTAGTTGCGGTATAAGATGTATTATTATCGCCTTCTGCATCTCTTACAGTTTTAACGAATGCTTTTGGTGCAACAAATAATAGTGCTTCATATTCTGGTTGTACAATGTTAGTTTGCACCCTAGAGAATTTTTCTCCAGTAACAGTTGTGCCAATAGTTGCTCCAATGGTTACAGTAGTATTAGATGTAATTACAGTTACTCTTCTTCTATATTCCGTGCCGCCTATAGTAACGCTAATATAATCACCAACTTTTAATTCTGTGGCAAATAATGTTCCAGTACCAGTAACAGTAGTAGATGATACAGAAATTGAACCAGTTAGATTTGTAAGAACCGAAAATATGTCTGCTGAGAAACTTGTGGCAGTGGATCCACCAGAAATGAATAATTGTTTAACATCACGGTTAAAGTTATATCCGGTATTCATTGTAACATTAAACAATGAAACTTTGTATTTAGTAGCAGATGTACCAGGAGTGGTGTCATTATTAAATTCAACCATTCTAATTCTTGCAGTACCAACCGCAGTACCAGCAGAAACTCCAACAGAAGCCGTTAATTGATTATATAATGTAACTGTTGGGAATGATGATATATCTGGTAAAGAGTTTACATTATTTACAATAATATAATTGCCTACTGTTGCAGGTATTTTAATATTTGATTGTTGTAAATAATCTCTAGATTTTTGAATAGGAATAAATTCAGTGGCTTGTTTATCAATCTCGTAACCACCAACGTATGCTTTTCCTGGCTCTAGACCAATAGCTAATTTGTCTGCATTAGCACGTTGTGTTACTAATGATTCACCTAGTACTACATCAGTAATACCACGATTGTAGAATGGATTACTTTCATATGTCCAAATAACCCCAGTTTGGACAATAGTATGAGAACCTACTGTTACAGTTGGAGCAGTATTGTTTGCTTGGCCATCTTCGCGGCAACGATAGAAGTTGCCACCGCTAGTAACAACATCACCTGCTAGGTAATATTCATATGCGGTCCAGTCACCACGGAAGTTATTGCGATATTCACGAATATCAATTAAGAATGGTTTTACTGTGTAGTCACCAGATTCATCAAATGTTCTTCTCGCAAGAGTTTTTTCTAGGATAGAGTTAGCAGTGTTCTCGATAGAACGAATGATGACGCCATCTTTTACAATTTTTAATTGAATGAAATTTTCTTCAACAGATGTATCATCAGGATTTTTCTTAACTAGATCTAAACTGATTGCATAGCGATCAGCACCAGGAGCAGCATAGTTAAATGAGCCCTGGGCGTTGTCTAATAGAGTATCGTCTTCGTCTGAAGATATAAATGATTCGGTTGCATCTAAACCAATTTTATATGATGGAGCATTTGAATATTTGTCAAGTACTATTGTTTGAGAAGGCACATATACAAATGCATTCTTAATAAAGAAAAATCCAGATTCAACTGATGCAATAGAACCAGTGCCAGTAGCATTAGTTGATTTTGTTGTACCTACTTCATTATCATCTGCGTCTAATAAGATTTCACCATTGTCGAAAGTTTTAGTTTCTGTATCACTACCACTATTAGTATACTTAACAAAGATCGTAGGAAGATCTTCACCTGCGGCAGCCTCAGTATGGATAACTTGTGCAGTTACGCCCGAATCAGAACCAGTTAATACTAGACCTTTTAATAAACTTACATTTGTTCCTAATGGGAAAATAACATATTGTGCTTTAGTATCAATACTTGTAGTACCACCAAGTATCATAGCACCATCTTTAAATAACCATTTACCAGTAACTTCAATTTGTTTTTGAATGATACTTTGTAATTGGTTTAATTCACGCGTTTGTACTGCATAACCTGGTTTAAAAAGAATTTTATAGAATTCTTTCGTCTCATCGAAGTTATCGTAGTATGGTGCTGCGTTAAAATTTAATGCCATTTTAGTTTTCTTCCACTTAATTAGATAGTAACAACTGTTCGTACTGTAATGATTTGTTCGTCTGATGGGGCAAATGCTTCTCTAACAGATAAGAATAATAATTCGCCTGAGAACTGATCGATTGTTCTTTCATGCATATCTGTTACATACACCTCATCGCCATCGGGGGTAAGCATTGTATCAAATATATTTATACTAAAATTATTGAACACTGATACAAGTATTTGAGTATCACTAAATTCTACAATGCGATAATTTTTGTATTGATCAACAGAGTTAACTAATAACATATCATATTCTAATTTAGCTTTATCAAATATACCAGTAATCAATACACAA